TTCAATCTGGTATTTCTCTTTGGTTTCTTTAAACTTTTCTAAATTTTCTGCACCTGCAACATCGCTGAAATCTGCCGTGGGTGGCTGAGCAAATGATTTAGCCCACCAAGGCATTTCTCCATAGGTTTGAGAAAACTGTTCTATAGGATCAATTGTGGCTGAACCACCAGTTTCTTCGTTATATGCAGCCAAAGTAGTTGTAGCTGCTCCTCTAAGTGGATCTCCTATATGTTTTCTACTCCAATCCATACCAGTTAAAAATTCAGTACTAGGTTTTTGGGTACCAAAAGCTGTTCCTGCCATACCATACATGGCCAAGGCTTTCATATTACTTAGGTATTCCTCTTGCGGAGTAAAGGGAGATGAAGTCCATCCTGGAGTTTTAAACTGAGGTGGTATTGGTCTACCAAAATTTCTCATCTGGCTTTGAAGAAATAATTCATTTAATTCTTGATGACCACCAATACTATCTGGAATATATTCTTGTCCTGGATATAATGGTCCAAATTCAACAAATCTAGATATAGGTCCTGTAGGAGTTTTTGGCATAGCAGGAGCACGGGGAGGCTGATAAGGTTCCCTTACTGTTGTATTTCCCTGGTATAACGGTATGTGGTGTGGCATTAGAACTCCGGTTCGCTAAGAGCCATAAAGTCAATTTTACGCATAGGTTTTACTGGTTTTACTAGTTCAGGAGGTGGAGGAGGCGTACGTGGATCAGTATAACTTGCAATTTCGGGTGCTAAATCAAACCCAACGGGCGAAGTAGACGATACTGTTCGTCCTCTCTGGGTAAACATCTCTGGTCTTCGGTCTGTAGTTCGTGATGCTGGTGGTTCATACTGAGAACCAGGTAAAGTCCTACCAGGAAACGCTTGTTCTCTTCCCATTTCATTAGGATCAGCATATGGATACAAAGGTATTTGTTCCCCTGTTGGGCTCGTTGTATACAAATCACCCTTTCTTGTTTGAGGCATAAACTTCATTGGGTCAAAAGGAAGGGATGGAATACCTGCACGACCTGTTTGAGCGTTAAACATATCTTCGGGTGTCTGGTCATATATAGACTGTAATTGATAGGCCAACCTATCTCCCATACGATCTAAATGATTATCCATTTCTGAATGAGGTATAGTAACAATATCTCCAGTGTATCGATCTCTGTAAGTAATATCGGGGAAAAAAGCAAACTTCCCAGATGGTGTCATACCCATAGGATCGGAATACTTTACAATATCTCCGTCAGGATTTCTTTGAGGTCTTCCCTGAGTTTTATATCTTTCTATTAGATTATCGACTTGACCCCTGTAAGAAGGGTCTTCTAAATAATCATCTCTAAAATCTTCTGGTTTATTTTTTGCAGCTTTATATAAAACATCTTCTGCATCCAACTGAGTATGTACCCAGGCTCTCTGTGCTTTTGCGATAGCCTCTTGTTCTTTTCTTATCTTCTCTTCTGCTGTTCTCTGTTTATTTTGTTCAGTTTCCTGTTTTGTGCGAGCCTTCTCATCCTTAACTACTTGAACTTTATTAATTTCTTCACGAAGTATAGTGTCCCATATAGAAGGATCTTCCATCTCTGTTTCTTCGTTGAACCGTGTTGCAGTTGCAGCCCTTAATGTTGAATTAAACATGAACTGGATCAGTTCATCCTCTGGCATACCGTTTCTAATCTGAGAAGCCCTTAGATTCTCAAGGTATATTAAAAATCTACTTCGTGCTTTCTTATTTATCCCATCATCGTCATCCTCAAGAAAGCCGAGTAAGGTATTAACCCCTTCTTTTAAATTTCCTTCAGCAGCGAACCTATCAAAGACCATCCGTTCTCTTTCTTTGATAGCCCGTTTTTTTGCAATAGATCCGGTAATCGGAAGGTTGTCCGCTGTTGCGTTAAAGATCCCCTTCTTTATATCGTTAGGCTTGGCACCCTTGACATAAGAACTGATAAGTTCTCTGTAACTGTTGACATCTGATCTATCTAATGCCTCTCTAGTTATAGTTGGCTCCATTTCAGTCATCATCATATACGTATTGGCAGCTTCAATCTGTATAGCCGAACCACTTGTATAGTCTACTTCCATATATAAAGTAGAACCTTTTAAGGCTTCATAAACTTCTTCGGTCATAAGTTCCTGTTCAAACAACTCTTCTCGAATTTCAGCCTTTCTGTATATATTGAAATTTAAATTCCAGTTATCTTTACCATTCCTTTCAATTAAATCTTCAAATGTAGCAACGGTTATATTTATTTTTCGATCTAAAGGAGTTAACATGGCAAAAGTCGGGTTTCCTGCTACATATTGAGGATCACCAGGGTTGCGTGGCCTATATAAATTTGTATATATGGATGACCTTATCTCATTACTTATAAGATTTCTTTCGCTTTGATCTGACGGTATAAAACCTTCAGTTTCAAGTTCGTTAAAAACTTGCCGTGTTATTTCCAAAACAAGTTTGTTAGTATCCCTGTTATCCCATGTATTTAAATCAGGGATAGTACTTTTAGTTTGAATAGGTGTTGTAACTTCTGTCTCACCTATTTCTGCTGCTCCCTCACCTTCTGTTACTTGGGGAAGAATGCCAGCCATTACCACTGTATTTCCAGCAGATGTGTTGGTTTCCTTTTCCCCCATAGCAACTCTTATTCTTTCAGTAAGAAAGTCAGTCCAATCAGCAGGCATTGGTAAAGGACCTGCGCCAGAAACTCGTTCAATTTTTCCCTTGTTAGGCAGTAATTTATGCTTAAGCCCTGTAACTCCTAATGTTTGCGGCCCACCTCCAGCAAATGGTCTAGTTGTCATTGAAAGTTTCCCTCCACTCTTTCATATCAATACCAGTCTGCTTGAGCATTTCCCTAATAGGGTTTCGTTGTCTTGGAATAAATTGAGCCTTAAAGGAATCAATCTGTTCGCGGTACCTGGCACTTGCCATTGTTACGGGATCTCTTAATAAATCTGTCTGTTTCTTTGCCATTACTCTACCCTCTGTCCAGACGGCATTGGTCTACCGCCACCAGTTGCTGTTGCTAGTTGGGAACCTAATATATCAAGACCGCCCAATCCCTGTGGGTAAACGCTCTCACGTCCTGCCCCGGTAGCTATCCTCTGTCCCTGTATGTTTGCCTCACCTGGTCTTTGAAGTTGTGCCTGTCCCGGTAAATACTGTGTTCCAAGCTGGTTTCCTGTTGGTGTTCCCGTATCAGCGGCAGCTGCTCTCTGTTCTGCTAGTTGAACCGCTTCTGCAACTTCAGCCGCCTGTTGTTCGCGTGACATCTCAAGCAATTTCTCAGCAGCCATCTGGTTCTGTTCCTCAAGCGGATTGGTTATACCGACTCTTCTCTGTGCCTCGTAAAGACTGATGAGCCCGCTTCCGCCATTCCAAAGCCTCAGTGCCAGGAGTGCTTCACGCTCTCTTTCCTCCGGTGCCTCTGCTTTAAGGGTGACGTTATTTTCATAAAACTTCTTAATATCATCGGGTGCTATTGACTGGTCGAATTCATGTACGGTACTTCTACCATGAACAGTAACCTTACCCATAGCCTTATTGTTTACAAGTTTAAGGAACTTCTGGTTTGCCTGTTCCATACCACGAGCCATAGCATCGGCAAATTTACCAAACACAAGTCTTCCTGTGCCTGCAAGAACTGACAGTGCAAATCCTGTAGATACACCTGAAGGTCGCATTCCTCTAACGACGTTAGGGAAAGTTGCCACCTCGATCATCGTCTGAACCATGCCTAGTTGCTGGAGTATTTCCTGCGGTGGCATAGCAAGAGGTGACGGCTGTATCTGCACATTCGGTCTAACCCAGTTCTTTGAAGCAAAGAGTTCGTACTCGTCCATAGTTGCTTCGGCTGAAGATGCGGGGCCATAGAAGTCTATGGTTCTCCACGCATACTGCCTGAGAATTGCTTCGTACTGTGTTATCAGTCTTGCCTCGGAATCGAGCAGACTGTGTACTGGTTTCAGGATTCCCTGGTATCTGTCTTCGGGTGGTCCTACATCGTAGTCAATCGATGCTGCTGGCTGAATCTTTACATATGGGTTGAATCCATATCCGTGTTCGTATGGACCCCATACCCATTCTCCGTCAGCCATTCTTCCGCACCATTTCTCATCCCAGTATTCCATGAAGCTAACGGTTTCAGAATTAGGTGTCAGGGGAGTCCACTCAGGGTAGAGTGT